TACGCCGTATTAAGACGGTCGTAGTTACTTCCGTTTGACGCTACATCCCACGCACCTTTGCTAGTTATTCCTGTTTGCGGCACTTCTTTGGTTGCAGAAACAACAGGAGCAGGGCTTACCGCTGCTGAAAGCGTAATGCTGGCACTCTCGCCGCTCGTGAAGGATTTTGTTAGTGTGCCTCTGGTGGGGTCTCCGCTCAATTCGGCCCACGTTAAACCGCCTGTGTTGCCGCTTTGGGCTGTAAGAACGTAGCCGTTTGTTGGTGTGTTGCTTATTTTAAGGTTAGCTTCGTCAACAATATTATCTGCGATAACAGTTGCTCCGTCTGCTGTGGACGTAACCTCACCAGTGTGATTGGGGTGTGCGTAATTGTTTGCGCTGGAAGCAACGCCGTCGAGCTTTGATCCGTCTGCCGAGAGGTCTCTGCCATCTACTGTTTGGGAGCCAGAGAACGTAATATTGCCTGTAAGCTGACCGCCAGTAAGGTTTAAGAACCCACTGCCAGCAGTTATGCCCTGCTCCCACGCGCTGCCAGTGTAGACTTTAAGCACGTTGGTCGCGGTGTTGTAGAAAAGATCGCCTTCGTCATTGTTGCTGGATGGATCGCTGGAGCCAATGCGGTACTTGTCCGCGAAGTCGTTGACAGAGCTAATGTTGGTCGCGACCGTGTTGACGTTTGCGATTGAGCCGCCGACTGCGTTCAAACTGTTTATGTTGGACGTCGTCGCCATCGCGTTGAGGTCCGAGACGAAATCTGAGGTCGCGAGCTGGTTGAGGTCCGAGACGATGTCTGATGTCGCGAGTACGTTAATATCCGAGACGATGTCCGAAGTTGCGAGGGTATTAAGGTCGGAAACAATATCTGATGTCGCGAGAGTGTTGAGGTCGGAGACGATGTCTGATGTCGCAAGAGTGTTAATATCATTGATTACGTCGGTAACGGCCAGAGTGTTGAGGTCCGAGACGAAGTCTGAGGTGATGAGGCTGGCCTTGCCTGCGACTGCGGTGATGTCGGACGAGATGCCAGCAACCGTGTTGATGTTGCTGATTGCTCCGCCGACCGCTGCGACGTTACCTGTGGTCGCCCAATATTTCGCGGAGTAGTCTGAGCCGTCTACCGTGCCACTGGTTTTTGTGGCCCAGTCTCTTGCCTCAGATACGTCTACGAGCTTTTCTGTGTTGGCGCTGGATATGAAGTTGCTCTCAGACGAGTAAGCCGTTGCGGTTGTGAGGCCGTGAACAATGTAGACGTCTTTTGTGGAGAGTGTGACAAGGTCGAAGTTGTTGTAGGACGTGGATGTGGAGAAAGTGCCAGTGAGCTTGAAGAAGGTCGTTAAGTCTGTCCAGCCTGCGGTGGAACTTGAGTATTGGCCAACGCGAAGTTGGATTTTGTCTGTCGATGTGTCGAAGCGAAACTGAAAGTTGTCTGTTTTGAAGACGCCAGTGGAGCTGTCAAACATGTCGTCTAGTAGGTCGTGGAGCTGGCGGTTGCCAATCTCCGCTGCCTCTAGGTACGTGTCAAGATTATGGGTGCCAGTCTTTGCGCTGACAAATTGTATCTGTTCGCCCTTGGGAGTTGTAATAGCCATCAGTCGTAATACCCCAATTCTTTCATCATCTTAATCATCTTGGACTTGGTAAGAGAGTAGCGCTCGTCTACGGATTTTATTGAGTTCGTTTCGAGAGCGGCCAGACGAGATTGCAGCGTTTGTATTTCAGCCCGCTGGGCGGCGACTGTTCGCGCCAGCTCGTCTGTTTGGTACTTCATTTCTTTTTCTAGGGTGGCCACAGACGCATCTACAAATGCGGCTGTGGTTCCTTCGACTTTGTCTCGAAGTGCGTCGCGCTGCTGTGCGTTCATCTCTGTGCTCCTTGTCGCATGGGGATCAAGTTGCCCTTCTGCACTTCATTCTGAATGTCGCCTTGAGGCTGGACAGACGCGCCGCGCATCTTCTCCATAAGGGCCAGTTGCTGGCTGGGGCTTGGACCTTTGGCCTTGAGTTCGTCTTGGGAGATGCGGAACCGATCCATGTCAGTGATGCCCATCGCGCGGATCGCTTCCTCCGCAATTTTGCCGCTGTTGTACTCCATGTTGAGGCCAGTCTTGTCCATGATCTGAAGCATGTTCATCCACGTCTCGGCGTTGCGCGTGGGTTCGAGCGGAAGGGTGCCGTCGATGACGAGGTAATCGATGTCGCCTTGAAGGTCTTTTGCCACGTCATAATCAAGGTAGCCGTCGTCTACCACGCTTGAGAGTTGGGTGGGCATATTGTCAGGATCGATCTTAATCGAGCCTTCCATCGTAAGGGCGTCCTGTATGTTGTTTGTCATCATCCTGACCATTGGCCGTATGGTCGTTGCCGACATAACTCTGGAGATCACACCGAGGCGCTGAGAGCCTAGCTGGGTGAGCCTCTGTATCTCCGTGGCAGTGCGTATGCCGTCTGATGTGGGCATGCCCTGCTGGGCGTCTGAGGCGGCGCTGACGCGCTGCTTGAGGTCGGACATCGCGGCGATGTCGTTGAAATGTCCGCGTGTGACGTCGGGGACTTGTGCGATAAACACACCATCCCCAGGCTTAGTCCCTGGAAGGGTACGAACGACGCCCCACGGATTGCGATCTATGAGGTCGGGAACGGAGACTTGGGTGGGGTCTACAAAGATGAGATTGTTAAGGGCAGCTTGCACGTTATCAATGCGTGAGCGAAGTAGGTAGGTGGCAATGTCGTGCATCGGAAGCAGCAAGTCGTAGAGGGATTGCCCGTATGTTTTGTGGGTGTCTTGGTACAGACCGCCAATGGCCACAGGAAACTGCTGGCCGTAAGGGTTGAGTTGGAAGCGGATGACGACGTTCTCGTCTAGGATTGTTATAACAAAAAATATTTGCTCGATGGATGGGACACCGATTTCGTGGCCAGACATGCGGACCCAAGTCTCGTCAACAATGCGTGCATCTCCAAGAGTGAAGTAGGCATGGTCGCTGCGCTCGCGCTGGTGGGGAGACGCTGGGTCAATGGAAAGGCCACGCCCCTCTTCTTTGTGCCAGTGATGAGCGTTCCACGAGTTGCGGGGGGGAGACATCTTGTGGCGAAGTGCTGGAAACTTCTTCAGCTTCGGATACAGGCCAGAGTAGAGGAGCGTGTTGAAGGAGCAGTAGTCGCTGAAAACGATGTACTGCATATTATCCCAGTCGCCCCAGTTTACGCGGGGGTCAGGGAAAACTCGGCGGGGGTCAAAGTTTATAATCTGGTTCTGGTTTGACTTGGCATCCCAGACGATTTTTGTGGGGGCAAAGCCGTAGCGTATGCTGTCTAGTAGCATCTGCGCTATTCTTGCCTCGCCTGCCGTGCGTCGCATCTGTTGGTGCAAGACGCGTTCGAGGATCATGGCTGACTGGCGGGAGTTTCTGTTTAAGCCCTCCAGTTGGAACATGGGGTTCCTGCCGCTGAGTGCGGCCATCATGTAGGTGAGGACCGTGTCAGCTATAGCGCGAGTGTCGGCAATGACGGCCTTTTCTCTGTAAGTTGTGGCCTCTGGAGGAACGTACACATCGTGGGCGCGGTCGGCCTCTTTCCAATGATCGTAACGCTTTGATATTTTGTTGTAGGACATATCGACCATAGACTTCACATAGTCCACGACCTTGCGCTCCTCTTCCTCCGTTAAGAGGTGGGAAATGTCCTCGTAGTTCGTAAGTTGTTGGGCGTACTTCGACAGATCGACAATGACCCCATCGTTGGGGCCAGACATTAGGTTCGAGTGTCGGTACGACTGTTGGGGTCCAGAGCTTGCCATGATTTTGTTTTACTCGCATTTAATTTGGTCGTCGTCCTAAAGGGTTCCCCAGCCAGCCCATTTTGCTTTGGCCTTGGAGATGTGGGTTCGCAGCGACTTGCCGAAGGCATGGTCGATGTCAGGGAGGTTGTTTAGGGACTGGGTGGCATCGCCGTGAAGGGCGAAGGCTTCGGGGGAAACTGAGGTGCGGGAAAGCACGTCTATAGCCATAGTGGCTGCGTCTACCTGATCGTCGTGGTTGCCGTTGGGAAAAGCGACAGCCTCGTCTGCGAAGTCGTCCAGCCAAGGCGCTTCCTCTGGGAGATAGACCCGACCGCCTTCGATAAGGGGCAGGATGGAGTTTACGCGTGCGACCTTGTCTGTGTTGACCTTATAGGGAATGACAGACATCCCGCTCTCGCGCTTGAGTTCTTGGAGCAGGGATTGGCCGCTGGCCTTGTCCTCAATATACATGGCTCGCAAGCCGCGTCCGCGCCACTGGTTGTTGAGGCGTATGAGCCGCTGCTTGAGTTCGGGGAAGTCGTACTTCCCGCGTATGATGTCCACAATATAAATGTCACCGTTGCGATCCATGCCAGCGACTACGGCCACGGAGTAGTCTGCACTCTCCGTTTTCTTGAAGGCGGTGTCTGCGGTGATGACGAGGGTGTGGAAGTTTTCGGGGGATAGGTCTTTGGGGTAGCGCTGCCACCATTGCGTCTTAATGATGTTACCGCCCTGTATGTAAGGCTGCTGCTGATACAAAGACGCAAATTCGCGGGGGTTAAGGCGTTCGCGGCGCTTGAGTTCTTCAAGAGAAAAGCGTTCGGGCCAGAGGGCTTCCTCTTTTTCTAGGTAGATGTCGCGACGGTCGGGGCGGTTGCCCTGCTGGTTCTTCTCGACGTACATCGGGTGGTCTTTGGGTAGGGCGCGGCGGGAGATTTTCTCTTTTGTCTTAACTTTTTTTATGGCGGGGAAGTTGACGTGATGCCAACGGCCCTCGGCCCAGTCGTCTGTTTGTTGGAGACGGCCAGCAAGGTCGTCTGGATGCCAGCGGGTGAGAATAACAATTTGCTTGGGCGGGGTGCCGTCCTCTTCTGGCTGAAGACGGGTGGCCAGAGCGGAGGTGTAGTAGTTCCATGTGCGGTTTCGCTGGGTCATGCTCTCGGCGTCCTCGCGGGACTTGATCGGGTCGTCTACGAGGAGGAGGTTTGCGGGACGGCCAGAGGTTGTGCCGCCTACCCCGACCGCGAAGTAAGCACCGCCGTGGTCGGTGCGCCATACTTCTGCGGATCGGCTGTCCTGAGAGAGACCAAATTCGGGGAAGGCTTGGTTGACCGTCTTATCCTCGACTACGGTGCGTACCTGACGGCCAAAGTCGATGGAGAGCTGGGAATTATAGGAGCAGGACATGGTAAAGCGGGCGGGATTGCGGGCCATGAAGTAAGACGGGAAGAGAACCGTGCCAAATGTGGACTTCGCGTGGCGTGGGGGCATGGTTATGAGAAGATTGTTGACGCCAAGGGTGCCTTTTTCTAGGGCGTCTAGGGTTTCTATGAGTTCCTTCTGAAAGTCTCCGAGTTTCCACGACGGATAGTTAATTTTTACGAAGCCAAGAAAGTTTTCTTGGGCGTCTCGCAAGCGTAGGAGGTATTTTGCAGCCTCGCGCTGGGATGTCGTGACCATTAGTGGCGTCTGTGGCGCATGCGGCGGGCCATTGCGAGGTCAAATGCAGCGGTTGGAGAGAGGATCGTCTCGGCCATGATGCCTGTCAGGTGGTCGTGGATGGCAGCGGCTGTCTTTTCTGGGGGAACAGAGGACAGGTCGAGCTGAGACATGGCGCGTCCGAGGTCTTCTAGGCTGATCTTTGCGGGGATGGCCTCGGCCTGTCTATTTCTTGTCTTCATCGGGGATAACCTCCGCGTCTATGGCGTCAATTCCAGCGGCAATGCGTTCGAGTTCGTCGCGGGACATGTCGATGACTTCCTTCACGCTGTGCTCATGCTGGTGGTAGCTGGCGTTCAGGTCGGGAACGACTTTGTTCAGGAGCGTGGAGAACACGCGGGCCTGCGTTGGCCCCCAATCGCGGAGACCTAAGACGACCTCGTTGGCGTGGCTGATGTGTTCGTTCATCAGGCTGGCTATCTTGCCGCGTATCTTGGCAGACTGGGCGGGTGTTAGGTTGTGTGTTTTTGCAAGAGCTAGGGTTTTACTCATTTTCTTTACGCTTTGTACCCTTCTATTGGCGCGGCCTCTTTTCTCGTAGGCACGCTTGAT